ACTGCTGGATCATTCACCGTCGGTCAGCAATATCAAATAGTCACTGTTGGCACGACAAACTTCACAACGATCGGCGCCGCAAGCAACACGGTGGGTGTGGTCTTCACCGCAACTGCAGTGGGGTCAGGTACAGGGACCGCCGACTCGCTCGGTGCTGCTTTTGTCAACTGGACCTGGACCTCGAACACATCCGGTGCATCCGCGTCAATCACGAACTCCAACGCCCCGAGAGCGACAGTCACTTTCGATGTGGCCGGCACCTATACAGTGAGGTGCACGATCAGCTCGCCGACTGCTAGCGATAGCCCGCAGACGCAAACCCGCACAGTGACCGTGACATGACGAACTTCCCAGCGCTGGTCCCAACGTCACGCTCGGTTACGCAAGGTCAGTACCCGGTCAAGCGCTTCACCAGCATCGCAGGCACGGGCACGACGCGGGCCTACGGGAGTCAGCCATTCGGCGCCTCACTCGAGGTGGAATTCGGCAACGTGCCCGACCTGCAGGCTCTGGCTGTCGTCACCTGCTACGAGAGCGCACGCGGTAGTTACGCATCACTCTCGCTTCCCATCACTATCTGGGACGGCATGGATAACTTGCTCCGAGAGCAGCTCGAACGTGATTACACATGGCGCTTCTCCGAGCAACCGCGGATTACCTCGGTGCGTCCGGGCATCAGCAGCGTTACTGTGCGCCTGGAGGGTATGCGTGACGGCTGATGGCTGTTCTGACAGGAAGCAACGGAGAACTTCGCTATCAGGGGTTGCGAGTCGGCAAATGTCGCAACTTTTCGCTGGACATCAGTCGAGATGCCCTCGAGACGACCGCGATGGGTGTCTACGACAGGACGTACGTTGAAGGGCTGAGAGGTGCGACAGGCTCAGCAACGATTATCTACGACAGAGACGACGTCGCAACACGCGCAGTTCTAAACTCGATCTTCCGCAACGATGATGGTGCGCAGAACGTCGGTTTTGTCCTGAACACTGCTTCTGGCATCGAGCTTAGTGTCGAAGCTCTCGTCACTAGCGTTAGTGCTCCTGTGAGCGTCGGTGAAGTGATCGCCTGCTCATTGAACTTCCAGGTCTCCGGCCCGATCGAAGGTGAGTTCTAATGGCGATTCTTGGTGTCGGAGGAAGGCTTCGGCTCAAGCGTGAAGCACCGGAACCGACCGTCCTCCGCCCCGGCAACGTCCACGTCGGCAGTCGGTCGATCTACATGCGCAACCCAGCGTTCTGGTCAGGCGACCAGATCACGCTGAGCTGCGCCAACGGGCTGCCCCTCGACACGAGCACGAATGGACCTGACTGCCCCGATGGGTTCTCGATGTTCTTCGGTGGCGACTGGACACTGGGGTCAAACCGCAGCCATGTCACCAGTGACACAGGCAATTTCTATAGTGCAACAAATACTATTCAGTTCTATATGCGGCCAGAAGAGTGTGGGCTAACTCAGACCGCAACATACTTTATTTACAGAGATCAACTGGATCGCATCAGCTTTTACACAACGCGCTCGGCTGCCTTGAATGGCCAAACAGCAAATCGGATACCACTCTTTAGGGTTGACTTCAACGCACTCATTGTCTCCGCTACGGGAACCGCCGAGTACGAAAGCGCGATTGCAACGTGCTCAACTGATATAGGCGACTACTACTTCAGTGATTCACAGGACGAAGTAACACTGGCCTCGATCTGTGACTTTGCCCCTGATTACACGAGCCCGCCCGCCTGGATCACCGAGTACGACAACGCGGATCTGACGCCGCGCTACTACATCAACGCAGGGGTGACCGGCGCACTGTGGATGATCCAGGCCGATCTGCAGAGCTGGTCACTCACACTCAATGCCCCCGAGGTCGACACAACAGCTGTAGGCGAAAAGTTCGGTGATGCTGTAAAGAGCATTGTCAACGGAGGTGGGTCGCTGGACTTCCTAGTTGATCGTAAAGAGTTTACGACTGGTAGTGACTCGACCGGTCTAATGCAGCTGCTACTACTCACAGAAAAGGGCTGCAAAGCCGAAGCTGAGTTTTGGATGCTTGTTAACAGGCCCACGAACCAAGGCACTTTGCTGCCCGGCGATCTGTACTACACAGCAGAAATACTGGTGACATCATCAGCAATAAATGTCAGGCCCGATGAAATTATTGCTGGCTCTGCTGATTTTGTTACTGTCGGTGAAATCGCCCTGCGAATGGGGCCAAACTAGATTCGCCTGACGTCGCTAGTCTTGCTTCAGACTGCTGCGTTGTTGTTGTGGCGAAGATTGTCCGTGGTGGCCAAAGCGGCGCTGCCGATCACATCAATTCGTCCCAGGCAACCTTCCGTGCGCAGATCTCCGCCATCACTGACGCACTGCGCCAGATGGGCGGAAACCCCGAGATCGGCTCAGGGGCCCTCGTCAATGACCCACTATCTGCGCCGTACGTTCTCTACGTCAATCCGTACACAGGTAAAGACACATTTGTAGGCGGCAGCTACAGCACAAGTGGTACTGCAACTGAGCGCATCGAACTGCAACGCCTTGAATGCGGCTATTCAGAAGCGCGCCCATTCAGGACAATTAACAGAGCTATTATTGAAGCAGGCATCATAACAGCTAAAAGTTTCTACACCCAACCTCTAGCCAATAACGATCTTGTCAGCATCGTGTTGATGTCTGGCGCATCCCCCGTATTCAACGGCACCGGCGCAGTCTCAGTGTCCGAGTGGGCGGCCACCAAAACCCCCACCAACGCTGAACTGCAGGCTTTCAATCCCAACTCCAGTGGAGGGATCTTGCTACCTAGGGGTGTCAGCCTTTGCGGTTTGGACCTGCGGAAAACCATCATCCGCCCCGACTTCGTGCCTTCCGTCGCAGACGAAGCCTCGGACGCAAGCAACCGCCGCGCCATCTTCAAGGTGACCGGCACCGGCTACTACTACGGCTTCACCTTCATGGACAAGGCGGGCAGTACCGCCAGTCACCACCTACTGGACTGCTTCCAGTTCGCCAGCCAAGCCGAGCTTGACGAGTTCTACACCAAGATCACGCAAGCCTTCGGCGGTGCCAACAACACCGGTGGCATCAACAACGCGTTTGCTGTCACCAACATCTCTGAGTACCAGATCGTCGGTCCTCAACCCGTCGCTGGTTCCCAAACTGCCTCCACCGACACCACCCTTTCGGCATCCCCCTACATCTTTAACTGCTCCATCCGTTCGAGCTACGGCCTTTGCGGCATCTATGCCGATGGCGCCAAGGTGTCAGGCTTCCGCTCGATGGTGGTGGCCCAGTTCACCGGCGTCAGCCTGCAGCGCGACCTGAACTGCTGGCAAAAGTACGACTCTGGAGCAAGCCCCCGCTGGGGCAGCACTTTCTCCGACTACGCCGACTACATCAGCACAGACCCTGACAACGTGCGGATGCACCCGTCCCGCCGGAGCTTTCACATCCGGGTTGTCAACAACGCGATCATCCAAGAGGTCTCGGTTTTTGCCATCGGCCAGGGCATCCACCACTGGACCCAAAACGGCGGTGAAATCACGATCACCAACAGCAACTCTAACTTCGGAGGATGCGCAGCGGTCTCTGAGGGTTATCGCTCCAGTGCCTTTGCCAGCGACACCAACTGGAACGTAAGCCGCCTGCGCGTCGGCGCCAACCTCACCGACCAGGCCAACAACGTCCGCCGTATCTACTTAGGTACTATCTCTTCCGTCACCAGCAGTGCAATCACGCTGGTTAATGCACTCGGTAATTCAGCCACCGTTCCTGGTGTACCCGACGTGCTCGCGCGCGACGGCTACACGTTGCGGAATGGTAGCTACGTCTGGGTGGAAAACCCGCTCGGCGACGACTGGCGCACTACCTTCACCAGTTCCGCCTGGAGCGTGGGCGCACCCAGTCAGCTGAACATCAGCGCTGCACCCCTGGATGAAAACGGTTCTGCGCCCGGTGTAGACGACCAAGGCAGTAATCGCGCCATCGGCAAGCGTGTCTACATCCGCCGTTTGGTAGATACGCGCACTCCAGAGCAGAGGCGCTTCTCGCTGAAGCTCAACACTACCGACGCTGTAGTGCGAACACCGCTGCGCGATTATGCGCTGCAGGTCATAACTGGCACCCCGTCGATCAACTACCTGCTGCCAACCTCTGCCACTATTACAGTCAGCAGCGCTACGCGAATCCCTGTCGCTGGTGGCGGCGTCACATCGTCCGCCGAGATCACCCTTCGTCGCGCCAACAGCTCGGTGGACTGGACGAGCGGCGCGCAGTACCGCAAAGGCGAAACAGTCAAGCGCAACGACAAACACTACACCTGCATCACCGACAACGCCGACACGACGTTCACCGCAGACAAGTGGCAGGAGTCATATGTCCATATGGCAAGCACCTACAACCCCGAGGACTTCTATAAAACTGAAGCGCCCATCCTCGTATTCGACAACGACACCAGCGGCGTCCAGGATTCAACCACGCTGGGTTACAACCTGACAACAGTCTGGAACACGGATGTTCTCATCCAAAACCAGTACCGCACCGCTGCCGACTATCGAGGCGCTCACCTGCTGCTGACTGCCCTCGGTTTCTCGAGCAACCAAGCCCACACGATCCTGACGCCTAAACCAGAAGCATCCCGAGATCGCGACCCCTCCAACAGCACCGACATGAGTGGTTTCGCCCCCTCTGGTGCCGCCAGCGCTTTAGCGAACTGGCGTGTTGAGTTCCGCCGCCCGAGCGTGGTGCGTCTCTTCGGTCATGCGTGGGAATGGGCGGGTTTACTCAACTACACCAAAGCTGTTCCTGCCTACCAAGGTGAACTCAGCCCGCAAAACAAGTTCACCTACTACTTCACCAACGTTGACGGCGGTCGCGTCTACGCCACTGGCTTCAACGAAGAGGGTTTCCAGGTCACACCCCGCGGCCTCGAAGACATCGCTACTGGCACCACGCTCAGCGTGGAAAACCTCGGTGCCAGCGACATCACCTTGGATCAGCCGACCGCGCTGTCAAACCTGACCCTCGATGGCACAACTACAATTAACGACAACCTCGTTATCAATGCAGCAAACGTAAGCTTTACTGCGGGATTCAGTGCTTCGACCACGAGAGCGGGTATTGGCGAAATCGCCAGCATTTCTGAGATCGAGCAAAGCTCATTAGTTACGACAGATGCCGGTCTAAACAGCGCTGGTGCCAACTTTGTCACAACCGCAGGCTTAAAGTATTGGGCATCGTGGGCAAAGGTGCTTACGCAGCGAAGTGGCGCAGCTAACTTCTATGTGGTGCCTGACAATGCTGTTAACGGTGGCACTTACACTTTCAACGGAACAGCGGCAACACTGACCCTCTCACCAGACCGCACAGGATCTCTCATTTCAGTAGATCCACCCACAAGTGCTGCCAGAGCTGTCAAGTTCAGCAACGCCGTCGCGTACGCAAACGCAAATTACAGTCCGCTAGAAACAGTCAACTACTACTTGGCTAACGGTCCCTACTGGACAGCTGTTTCGTTCAATCACATCGCCAATGTGTATGGAGCAACCGCAAGCTTTCCTACGGCAACGCTGGCAGACTTCACGCAACCAGCAACAGCACCTGCTAGCACTAATGTTAAAAACATGCAGGACACGCTCGCAGCGCCTGTTTTTGCAACCCCTATAATGTCAAGCCTGGCGGCCGACCTAAGCCCTCAACGCATCGCTTTCTATGCCTCCCCGATACTTCTTACATTTAGATTTGGTGGCACGGTTCAGGGCTTGATTTGGGCAACAGCTGCACGCACTATCGCAGAGGCAGCATTCCCTAATACCCTTTTCGGCAACCTAGCAAACTTTAAGTCGGGGGCTGGCGGCAGTGTTCGCATATTGCTGGAGAACTACATCAACGGCACTTCCACACTAAATAGTGGCTGGCAGATTGATATGTTCATAGGCACTTCAAACATTATAAACAATTCAAACTCCTTGGCTATTCGCGATTGCGTTTTTGGTGCCACAGCGCCTGGGTACGGCATTATCGGCTATGGAAGCATCAATCCTGTCGTGCGGGTTCAAGGAAACTGTTCTATTTCTATGAGTGGCATATACCTTCTTGGCAATACCTATCTACCTGCGTTGACGCTGAATGCAGGCAAGCCCAGCGTGGCAGAAGCAGGGGCACGTGTTTATGGTTGCAGAAATACTCAGTGTCTAATCGCGTCAAGAGAAGATGACTCTACTGCCCGCGATGTAGCCATCACATTCCCGCATGTCGAGGCTGTATTCCCTACTGGCGGTGCCACGTACGACCTCAACTTAAATAAGAACTGCATACACATTCTAGATGACAATGGCCACTACGGCCTACTTGCCAACCGGGACAAGACGGATGGAACCAGAGGTGCCACGATGCAGTACCTCCTTGGTGACATGGCCCCTGGTAGCCGTATTTTCACTGGCGGTTACTCAAGCTATCAATCCGGCTGGGCTAATCCGAACAAGCATCATGGTTTTGCTGGTGTATTTGGGGACGATCGGGGTGCCACCGAAACAGGCCAAGGCCCACAAGGCATCAGCGGAGGACTGGACCCCCTCAACTTCTATCGCTTCGCTTCTTACCACGGTTCGCTGTGGCAGCAAGCAACCACAGGCGCAAGGCTTACTTCAAACGTGACGTTGACTTACGCCGCAGGCGACCAAGTTAATGCCTACACAGATTCCGCCGATAACCCCTTGAACATCCGCTCTTCAGTGTTCTTTCGAGGTGTTGACGTCGATACCGCTCAGACGGTCGGTGGAGCGCTGGAGAGTGTAACTGTGGGTGGCACAACTCGCTTTGTCTTCTACGGTTGAGACTTTTAGAATGCGGGGGCAGGCGAATGTCCTGCCGGCCACGGAGGTATTCCAATGTCCCTGCAGCACATCCTCAAGAACTCCGCTGTCAGCGGCAAAGAACCAACTGCGTCACAGCTAGCTAATGGCGAGATCGCCCTTAACTACCACGCTGACGGTCCATTCCTCACTTGTAAAGACACCGGCGGTGCGATAAGACGCATCACCGGTGTCTGGATCAACACCACCCCCCCGAGCACGCCTACACCTAGTGAATTCTGGCTCGACATTTCAGTAACGCCAGCGCAGCTCAAGATCTACAAAGACAGCACCGACACATGGGTAAGCGCCACCACCGTCTACGCAGCTTCGACAGTTCAAGCCGGCATTGTCGAGCTCGCGACCGATGCTGAGACCATCACCGGTGCGGACGCACTTCGAGCTGTAACGCCGGCCTCGCTCCAGGCCAAGCTCAGCGATTCGACCGGCCTGGCCAACAGCGCGCGCATCGCCAGCAGTGCAGCCGTCAAAAGTGCCTATGACTTAGCTGATGCAGCACTACCACGTACCGGTGGGACGATCACTGGAGCTGTTCAGTTCGCTCTTGGTGCTGCCGCTACGCCCAGTATCACTTTCACCGGTGATACAAACACAGGGCTCTTCTCCCCGAGCGCGGACCAGCTATCGGTCACGACGGGCGGCACTGAGCGGCTGCGGATCGACGCTGCTGGCCAGATTGAGGCTGTCAGCCTCGGCACTGCTACGGCACCGGCGTGGAGCTTCGTAAGCGACCCCAACACCGGCCTCTACAGCCCCGGCGCGGACCAGCTGGCTCTGAGCACTGGTGGCGCAGGAAGAATTTTTATTGATTCAACGGGTCGGCTTGGGGTTGGCACGAGTAGTCCCGTTGCTGGATATGCAACCACAACAGTTGGAAGTTCTGCGTGGATCACAAATGGAGCAAACTTCACTGTTGAACCTGATGCAGCGTCGGGCACAAATGGCGTTGATCTAAAAGTATCGTTTACCGCTGGCGGAAACGGGCCACTCAAGTTTTGGACTGGTGGCGTTGAACGCCTCCGCATCGATAGTGCCGGCCGCGTGGGGATTGGGACGAGTAGTCCTGGGGCACCAATAGAAGTCGCAGCTGCAAACAGTGCTGGAGCATCAACTGTTGCTCGGTTGCGTCATGACAATGGTGCAGACCAACATTATTTTGATATAACCGTCAACGCGGATACGGATACAGTTAAGTTGATTAGCAGCGGCTCTACCAACGGCTCAATAATCCTTGGCACTGCTGCAGTTGATACGTTAGTTACCACTAACTCCGGCAACGTGGGGATTGGGACAAGTTCGCCCACTTTTGTTAGTGGCGGTGGTTTAGTAATTTATAAAGTTGGTGATGCTCGTATTACGCTTAAAAATAATACCACTGGCGATGGATCGGCTACTGGTGCCGGATTGGTTTATAGCGGAGTAAATCTAACAGTAAATAATCAAGAAGCAGGTTTTACTGCATTTACAACAACAGGCACCGAACGTCTCCGCATCGACAGCTCCGGGCGTGTGGGGATTGGGACGAGTAGTCCTGGGGCAATTTTGCATACAGTTAATACGTCAGCTGGTGCTGCAACAATTGGGGCATTTATTCAAAACAGCAGTATCACTGCCGGAACAGAAGTACGCCTTGGTTTTGCGCCAAACACAAATGTAGTTAGCGACAACAGATATTCTTGGATCGGGGCAGTAAATACAGGCGGGTCAAATGATTCTTCTTTAACTTTTGCTACCACTCCTGGTGGTGCGCCTGCGACCGAACGCCTCCGCATCGACGGCTCCGGGCGCGTGGGGATTGGGACTAGTAGTCCTGGAACACAGCTTCACGTTGACACAATTACTGATGCAACTGCAATTACAGTTGCAGCCTCAACGTCTACCGTAGGTCAACTACTCCTTGGCGTAGGAGTCAAGACTGGCGGCTACCAGGGGATTATAGCTACCGGAAACGGTCTTGATATTGGTACGACACTTGGGGCCCCAGTTATTTTTTACACAAACAACACCGAACGCCTCCGCATCGACAGCTCCGGCAACGTGGGGATTGGGACGAGTAGCCCTGGATCGCCATTAGATGTTGCAGGAGAAATCAGAATCTATCCAGCCTCAGGTGATGCCAACTTGCGCTTTGGAAGTGGTGGCGTCGAGAAAGGAAGAATTGCTGTTAATTCATCAAGTAATTTAATAATTGAAACTGCCGGTACTGAACGCGCCCGCATCGACAGCTCCGGCAATGTAGGGATTGGGACGAGTAGTCCTGCACAAAATCTAGATGTAGCGGGTGTAATTAGGGGAGGGGACGCATCCGCAACTTCTGGAGCGTTAATACTAGAAGGACTTTATAGTGGCTCAGATGTAATAAATACATTTGGTTCACAACACTCCAGTGCAGCAACAGTGATTGGTTACGGGGTTAGGCCGAGAAACGGGACTACAGGATATACATCAACCACTGGCATTGCAAGTCTCTTCAGGGGGGCTCTTGAGGTCGGGGGCGCCGATGTTGCTCTAAGAGTTCTTTATGCAGGCGCTTCTACTACGCCAATAGGCAATGTGATAACCATGTCGGAGGCCATGCGCATCGATAGTGCCGGTCGCGTGGGGATTGGGACTACTAGCCCCAACAGCAAACTAGAAGTATCCAACGCTTCTGTTGATAACTTTATTCGCGTTAATACAACAGGTGCAAATAAGTCTGGCATTGAGTTTGCCAACGGCAGTGCAGTTTATAGTCAGCTTTATTTTAATAACACCCCGCCTTATGACCTTTCCCTCCTTGAGCAAGTTGGAACAGGATCACTGATACTTGGCACCAACAACACTGAACGCCTGCGCATTGACAGCTCCGGCAACGTGGGGATTGGGACAACTTCCCCTGGAGCGGCTTCGCATGTTGTCAGCACTAATGCTGGCGGAGTTTCGATTGGAACATACCTGCAAAACAGAAGTCTGACAGCCGGAACAGAAGTACGTATTGCTTTTGGTCCCAATACCAATCTCGTAAGCGATAATCGCTACTCATACATTGCCGCTGTCAATCAGACCGGCTCAACCGATTCATTCTTTACCTTTGCTACTAACCCTGGCGGGGCAGCTGCTGTTGAGAGGATGCGAATTGGGACCGCGGGGAACATTAACGCGTTTGCTACTTCCATTGACGGGCTTAACAGCCGTGTTTCAGTAGCCGCTGGGACAACGACTCACTGCTTTGCCGCTCTGCATAGTGCAACTAATGTAACCGATGGAACTGTCTCCTTTAGGGTGTTTTCTAATGGAGACGTTGTTAACACAAACAATAGCTACGGCGCTATCTCCGACATCAAACTAAAGGAGAACATTGTCGATGCCAACTCCCAGTGGGATGACATCAAGGCGCTGCAGGTTCGCAATTACAACTTCAAAGAAGGTCAGACTCACACTCAAATCGGTCTTGTTGCCCAAGAAGCGGAACTTGTTTCGCCTGGTCTTGTTTACGAAACCCCGGACCGCGACAGTGAAGGCAACGACCTTGGCACCTTCACCAAGTCAATCAACTACTCGGTGCTCTACATGAAAGCCGTCAAGGCCCTGCAAGAAGCCATGGAACGCATCGAAACCCTGGAAGCCAAGGTCGCCGCCCTGGAGGCCGCATGACCGTTCACACCGTCATCGAACTCGGCGGCAACATTGCCCGCCTGCCTCATGCCTGCCGTGTAGCTCTGGCCCTCCCCGATGCCCACCTGATCATCTCCAGCGAGGGCGGCGCCCAGCAGTGTCTGCAGATTGCGCTCGACGCCGGCCTGCCCCGAGAGCGCATCCACCTCGACTACCAAGCCTGGGACACCGTCACCAACTTCACCAAGACAGCCGCCCTGGTGAAGCACCTCGGCACCACTGATCTACACGTAGTGACCGATGGCTTCCACATGCGCCGTTCACTCGGCATCGCCCTCATCGTCTACGCCTTCACCGGCATCCGCTGCCACGCAAAACCCAGCAGCAGCGGCGCCCCCGAGCCCTGGCGCCTGACCTGCGAAGACTGGCTACGCGCCCTTGTGTGGCGCCTTACCGGCTACCAGCACATCTGGCGCGATGTGTATGAGCAGAGGATGCCGTACTACCGGCAGCAAGCCAAGATCGCTTCCCAGCTGTAATTTGTCTAGGTCAGTACCCGCACCATGAGCACCACCCACA